TTTTTCTATCGTTTCCATGGCGGTGAATCGCTGGAATGGTAAGACTTTGAACCAGATAAAGCATCCTTCCAAGTGCGGTTAGAAGAGCCAGAAATGCTACCAGAGCGACCGGAAGCAGAATTGACACTAGGAGAGCCACCAGAGGTCAAGAGATCTCCTATCATCTGCAAACCGCTAGCAGCTGCACCGATCTCAGTTTTCGGGAAATATTTTTCCATGTCAAACTCATGTGCCTGCTTATCCTGCTGGAGATACCAATTTACCTCAGAGTTAAAGCTGGCAATCTGTTTTTGCGTCATAGCATTCACGTCATAGCCATACTTTTGCGCAGCAGCATGAATGGCCGCTGCGGCCTGAGTAGCAGACGCGCCAGTATCAGCAGCATATTTGCTAGCCATAGCAGAAATCTTCGATGTAGTAAGCTGCGTATTAGCTTGCAATTCTCCAACAAATTTTTGCATTTGCGTATATTTATCAGCAACAGCAAGCGAAGCATTTGCAGAAGTAGCAGTATTAGCTAACTGGGTTTGAGACTGAATCAAAGAACCGAGCAAACTTACCAAAGCACCAGATGCAGAGGTATCTGTATCGCCCTTAGCTCCTTGGGAAGCATAACCAGACGCAGTAGCACCAGAAGTCACGGGAGCACCATTGCCACCCATAGCAGACAACACCGGATTCAGACCTGCTGCTTGCAGGTCTTTTATTTCACGCTGATGAGCAGTATCTGACATGTACTGCTGCCAATCTCTATTTTTTTGCGCCTCTTCACGATTAAACGCCATGGCAGTCTGAGCAGATTCACGCTGAAAGGCCATCTGTTGAGCAGCCTGAGCAGCAGACCACGCATTATTTTGAGCTGTTATTTTGGAAATCTGCTCTGAGAGCTGATTATAATACCTAGCAGTCGAAGAACTACCAGAAGCAGCAGCAGCGGAAGAAGCTCCAAAACCAGAGGGCAAAAATTCTTGCGCAGAAGCCAGCCTAGCGGCCTTTGAGGCTCCATAGGATATAGGTAACGCCATAAGCACCTCCGATCGATTCTAGACCCATTTCTGATCGAAATAGAACATATTTTTATTCGGCATACATCGGCTGCGCCGATAAGCGCGCAAAGCGCGCAGGCATACAAAGAAAAATCAATGGTGATCGATAAGGCCAGGAATCGAATACAAGGGCATCGGTCGAGTGCAAAGATTTCTTACATAAATGTCGCAGAAAAGCTGTGCAGAAACATTATCCGAAACAGCAAGAACACGATTTACAGTTTTAGAATCTTCACGAATCCAAGAATCAGAAAGAGATGGAAGAGATTCATAATCATCTCCAAGATGCCAAACATCTAAAGACTGTGGAGCAGAAGACCGCATCTCACCGGTAACGCGATTTGGCCTATAACGATAATCAGCCCAAGCTTCTTGATAACCAAAAACCTCATCGTCTTTGTCTGTACCTTGAGCATAAATTTCTTTATTTTTAATAGCTTGCTCACCAATGTTCGCAAAAACAGGAAAGTAATAATCGAACCGATCTTTACGAGACCAAAAACGTTCAAGGCCCTGCTGATAAGTATGACGATAACGCGCAACCATAACGCCAATTAGAAAACCATGCTCAACAAAGGACTTCGTAAAATCAGAATGATTATCGGAAGTCAAAGAATACGCAGCAGTATTACCTTGAGGAGTACCGGAAGCATCTGTAGAAGAACTCTGAACAACCTGATTGATATTAATCGGAATCCGATTACCACCAAGATATTCAGGACGCTGCAAACGAGCATCCGGAGAAGTTACACCAAAATGAGATTTAAGGATTTCAATATAACGAGTACCGCCTCGTGCATCTCGCTCATAAAGCTTTTGAATCTGAAAAGCGAGACGAAGCTGATTAATAGTCGCAGCCTGAACAGTACCATCACCAACAGCCCAAAGATTAAGTGGAGCTAAAGCAGAGCCTTGAGGATTATTTTCAAGAGAACCAATATAAAAACCTGTCTTACCAAGAGGAGAACCAGAACCAGAACCACCGCCATAGTTCAAAGGATAATATGTACCATTACTAGGAATTACAGGATTACTTGTTTCAACATCACCTAACCTCATACCGATACCAGATGAATCAAAAGAAACGTTTTTATCTAAAGGAATAACAGGATATTGAACAGCAGAAGCAACAGGGATAGTTACATCCGGACCTTTCTGAGGAGCGGGAAGAGCAGAAGTAAAATAATCATGATACTTTGCAGCCGTATAAGGCAAACCGCCTTTTGCAACATCAGTTACAAAAGTACCAGTATTCACACCTTGCACAGTCGCATCAGTAACAGGAATATTCAAGGGATCAGAAAGATTTTCATCACGAAACCATTCATTCATAATCAAAGCATAAGCCCTAAAGGGCAAAGCATTTACAGAAAGACCGGAAACACCAGTAGGAATACCCATATAATCCGCAATCGTTCCGATGTTCCAACCACCTTCAGGAGCAGTTAATTGCGGCACCTCATACTCAACAGAAGGAATCCAAGCAGACTCGGTATTCTCTCCCATAAACTGCTTCCAATGACTCCATGTAAGACGATTCGGAACAAAGAAATAATAAGTATCTAAGAAAATATCATCCATAACAGGAGTCAAAAGAGTCTGCATACGGACAACTTTAGAGGTATCAATAGAAAACGTATCACCGGGTAAAACTTCATCCACATAAAACGGAATAATCTGACCAACATTAAACGTGGTCTTATAGCTAGAACTCCGATCAAAACGAGAACGAGACATATCAAGTCTTGTCGGATTCACAGCAAAATGAGATTCAGCATTTCTACTCACTCAGACTTGCCTCCTTCTTGATTCTGTTCCGTACTGACTCTCCCTTCGGTCGTATCAGTACTCACAGATGCTTTTTTATCAAACTTAGCCATACGGTCAACAAAATTAGGCTGGTCCATAGCAGCCATCCATTCAGCAAAACTATGGTTAAACTCAGCACGAACTTCAACAGGCAACTTCATGAAAGCATTTTCGCCAGCAATTACAGAATTTAAAACCTCTGCATAAGTTTTAGGCATATCAGTAACATCACCATAAAAACCTTGAACACGAGACAGCACAGATGAATCACCATCTCTATACCGGTCTAACAAAACATGAATATCACAAGACTCTGCAAAAGACTGAATATAATCATAAAGATTTTCCTGACCAGATACAACAAGGTCTAAAACACCATTTTTGTCATATTGAGGAGCATAGGTAACCTTTACAGGGCTACCCGGATTCTGAAAAATACGATCATGCTTGTCAAACTGTGTCTTAAACACAAAAGCACCTCATTTCTGAGTAGTCTTAGTGGTCCGCTTCGGTTTGGCTGCGGGTGCAGAATCCGCAGCCGGCTCACCGCGCATCAAAAAAGTAGGAACTTCATCAACTATTAGCCTGCCAGTATCACTATCATACAAGCCTAAACGATACAACGAATAATCGCTAGGCATATAGTGAATAGAATCACTAGAACGCAAAATAGCTACACGAAAATTCCGCATGGCGGCAGCGTCGTTAATATCATAAGTCGGAGGGAGAAAGCCAGTTAATTCATCGCGCATAGCATAAATATTATAAATCATACTTTATTCCTTTTCTCCATAGACATAATATATTTACCATCTAATAAGCCGGCATCAATTAATTTATCGAATATTACACAATAATTGTTTACTGACTTCATGCTATTAAAAGGACCAAAAGATAAGGCAATATCATCAGAACCAGTTTTATACAGAGCAAAAGAATAACTAAAACCAGAGCGATTTTTATTAGCTTTTCCATTCACAGTCTAATACCTCCACGATAAATTTTTGGCTCAATATTGATCTTCTTAGATTTCACTGCTGTTCTCCGAAAAACTTTGCGATCAGTGGGACGACGCATTTTTCTTCTAGCCATTACAAAATCCTCCTTAATTTTTTAGTTCGATTCCGCTTTACGTTCTCCTCTGTAATCATTATATCAGAATAACTTTTGTCCGTCAATTTCTTTTTAATTTTCTCAGCACTCTTTGCCGCTTCATTCTTTTTCTTTTTTCTAGCACTAGATAAATCTGGGCAATCAACATCAAACAACCTTTCAAAATACTGAGGCGGTCTAAAAGACCTTCCTCCATTAGGAGTAGATATATTAATCTTGTCATAGTCCCACATCTCTGGATGATCTTCATAGTACTGATGAGCAATACCAGGTTTACGAGACATCAAACAAAATTCAGGCTCAATATTGAATTTCTCATAAATATCAGCACCTTGGCCTTTCTGCTTCTTCATGATATAACGAGCCACATAGGCGCATGTTTCCCACGTCACTTTACCGACAACAACAAAACCAATATCGTTGCCATCTTTATCACGCCAACAAGATTGTAAAGATTCGGAATTATAATAATTATAATATAAATTTGCGCTTTCTAAAGCCATTTTTTTATAAAATACAAGATCATCCAACTCTAAACCATAGATAATTGCATGGTAGTGAGGTCTCTTTGTCTGATCTCCATACTCACCAGCAGCATAAAAACGAATGCCTTCGCCAAACTTTTTACGAAGGCGTTTCATAAAAAGCTGAAAATCTCGCTTATACAAAGTAGCACAAGGAACAGCTTCACCAGTATCCGGATTTCCATAGAATGACCTCGGTAAATGAGCATCATCATACGTAAGCGTCACAAACCAACTAGATACATGATAGCCTAATTCTAACATGCAACGATTCGCCCATTGTCTCGAATACTCCAACCTGCATCCTAAACACTTGCCACATGGAATAGTCACAGATTGAGCAACAATCTTTTGAGCCTTATCTGACCGAAATACAGGGCCAGAGAATGGAATCCAATTTCCATCAATCAACTGAACGGAGGTAACATCATAAGAAACGATCTTATAATTCGTCTTTCCTTTATCAGTTTTACCTATTGCAAATCCTTTTAAGGGATGATAACATGGCATTGCGTACTACACAACCTCTCTTCTAAAATTCACCCTCTGCAAAGGGCATTTTGGGGGAGCTGGTGTCACTCAGCCCCATTACATCAAGAGAGGTAATGGGGCTGAGTGACTTTTTCTATCGTTTCCATGGCGGTGAATCGCTGGAATGGTAAGACTTTGAACCAGATAAAGCATCCTTCCAAGTGCGGTTAGAAG